TCATGTCGCGTCGACGAGGAATGCCCTCTCTGCCGCGGCCAGCGCTTCAGCCTCGTCCTGTACGGGAAACAGGTGGCCGTAGACATCCATGGTGAGCGTGATGGTGCTGTGGCCGAGGCGCTCCTGCACCGCCTTCGGCGGCAGCTCCAGGCCGCCATCGGAGCGGCGGTTGCAGCACCATGAGGCGAACCAATGCCGCATCGCGTGCATGCCGTACTTCGGCGCCACGATGGCTTTGCCGTCGCTGTCCTGGCGGCCCGACGCTTTCACGACACCGGCGGCGATCAGCGTCGGCGCGAAGCCGTCGCGGACAAAGTTGTGATAGCCCTGGACCTTGCCCGTGGTCGTCGGAAACGCGAGATCCAGATCACCCTTCGGGCATTTCGGTTGCCAGTCGCGCAGCGCGGTCACGACCATCGGGGGGAGGGGGATTGTCCGTCGCCCGGCCGAGGATTTCGGGGGGCCTATGTTCCGATCGCGATCGGCGCGCTGGCGGACATGAAGCCGCGCCTGGTCAAGCTCGATGTCGGCCCAGGACAGGCCGAACAGCTCCGACGCGCGTAGGCCGGCAAACGCTGCCGTCAGGATGATGGCCCGGTGGCGCCCGGCAGCGGCGCCGACAATGGCCTTGATCTCGTCGGTGCTCGGGATGTCGACGCCATAGCGCAGGCGGGCCTTCTGGCGCTTCTCGACCCGTGCCGACGAACTCGGCCGCCGCGCCATCTCCCTCACGGCATTGCGCACCACCTGGCCTCTGTCCTGGGCGTCGGCGAGGATGCGGCCGAGGGAGCCCGTGGCGAGGCGGACGGTGGTCGAGGATCGGCCGGCGTCGCGAAGCTGATCCTGCCAAGCCCTCACCACCGGAACCGTCATCTCGGTGAGCCGTCGCGCGCCGAGGTAGGGGACGATGTGCAGCCGGCTGTGGCGCTCGTATTGGTCGACGGTGCCCACCTCAAGGCCCGCACGGCGAACGGCCTGCAGCCACGCTTTGGCGGCCGTCTCGATCGTCACCGTCGCGCTATCGGCGACATGAAGCCCATCACCGACTTCGGTCTTCGCGCGCGCGGCCCAAGCGTCGGCTTCCTTCTTACGGGCAAAGCTCTTCTGGCGGCGCTTACCGTGCTGGTCGCTGTAGTCGACCACCCATGCCGACTTTTCCACACCCTTGGTCGTCCAGGTGCGCTTGCGGACACTCATTCGCGGGGGTCGCGGTCTTCGATGCCGTCGAAGCCACGCATCACTTCCTCCATGTAGGACATCACGTAGTCTAGTTCTGTGAGCATTTTGCGGACCTCATCGAGCTGTTCCGCGGACGGCGTGTCACCCATCTTTTTGATTAAGTGACGGATTTCGCTGGCAATTTGTTCCGGATTTCCGACCCCTGGATAGGCCTCCATCAGGGTGGAAACGATTTCGGCATTCATGGAGCGCGTGTTGCTCTCAGCCGCCGCCTTGATGCGCTCCCGGAGCCCGTCGGGAAGGCGAACCATAAATTGCGCCTGTCGGTCGCTTGGGAATTTTGGCCGAGCCACGTCCGCCTCCGTATTGCATAGTACGGAATAGCTACTATCGGGGCTTGCGGCAACTGTACGGAATCGCTAGGGGTTAATAGGTAGCGAATCGCTACTATAAGAATTTTGGTGAAATTGATGGAAACTCACGCGGAAAACGAAGTGGAAACGCCCGTCTGGGGTGTGAAGGCGATCGCCGAGGTGATCGGCCTCAGTGAGCGCGCGACCTACGTGCTCGTCGCTGAGGGCAAGTTGCCGGTTAAGCGACTGGGCCGGCGCCACTGCGCCTATCCGTCCGCCCTCCACGCTGCGCTTCGCGCGCATGCTGGGACGGGGGCGTGATCATGGGGAAATCTCGGACCAGCCCGGCGCCGGAGATCCTCAACCTGGTGGACGAGTTCGGCGCGCTGGAAAGTCGCGTTCGGTTCTACTGCCATGCGGCCGAGCGTCTGGCGTGCGAGGCGCTGTCGTGCCGGGACGCCGATCCGCTCATCAGGGGTGGCGATGACCTGAGCGACTTTTTGAAAAAATTCAAAGAGCAGCTGAACGACTTCGCGATCGCTGAGATGGAGACGGGCCGATGATTGTCCGCCCTTCTCGGCCCTTCGAATTGGAGTGCGACTTGGCGGACATCGGCTACGCAAGCCGGATCGCCGAGGTGCTGAGCGACCAAATCCTGAACAGCGAGTGCGCCCCGGACGATCCCCGCCGCATCATCGTGGCTGGAGAGGACATGGCAGCACTCAACTTCGCCATCCGCGATCTCCGCAAGCGCGTGCGGGATGTGGAGTCGACCTATTACGGCAGCACGCCGGACCAGGAGGCCAATGGATGAGAGCCAGGAAATACAAAGCCCCCGGCCGCGTTGGAGCGCGGACCGAGGGCGAGAGCCCTGCGAGAAGCCTTCCCAAGCATCAACACAACGGCACGTGGGATCGTAGCGCGCCAACCGGCATCGAACAATCCTCAAAAGCGCGAGGGCGGTTGTCCGCCCTCGTCGATCGCGAGCTCGAAACAGATCGGCGGTTCTTCCGGGCCAACCCGGACGCGGAGTTCCGCGTTCGGCTCACCGGCCCCGCGGAAATCGCGGAGGTAGAAGCCCGCACTGGCCAACCGATGGCGGTGCCCGAGGGGTGCAAGATCTACACCCTCGTGAGGGCGCCCCATCCGACCGTCCGCTTCAGGCATTGGCTCTGGGCCGAACCGAGTCGCGCTGCGGCGCTGTCAGAGGAGGATATGGCCGACCTCTGGAGCCTCACGCGTGGGCCGCACTCGCCGAACCTACGCGCCGAGGTCCGCGCGCTTCTGAGTTCGGAGGCGTGACGGATGTTGGTGAGTAACTCGATGGCGGCCGAGCCGATTGATGCCGCGGTGTTCGCGGGGCTGCCGGAGGCCATTCCTGCGATTGAGGAGCTGAAGAAATCAGCTCAGTGGGTCGCCTGGAAGCGTGTGCCAGGAAGGAATGGCAAGGTCTCCAAAGTGCCGGTCAACCCGCGCACCGGCACCAATGCCAGATCGACCGATCCCAGGACGTGGACAGGATACGAGGAAGCGAGCGCGCGCGCTGTCTCCGACAACCTCGCCGGTGTCGGCTACGTGCTGATGTCCACCACAGCCATCATCGGCATCGACCTCGACAACTGCATCGACGAGAGCGGGGCCGTAATCCCATGGGCTCAGGCGATCCTCGACGCGGCCGAGACGTATGCGGAGGTGTCACCGTCTGGCCGGGGCATCCGCATCCTGGCGCGCGGCACCACCCACACGATCGGCGCAAGCGGTTCTGGGGTGGAGATCTACACGGCAAAGCGGTTTCTCACCATCACCGGGCAGCACGTCCGCGGCACCCCGACCGCGATCCGCGAGGCGCCGCAGACCCTCCATCTGTGTGGCGAGAGGGCTGAAGCCTGGCGCGCGGAATACCGTGCGCAGGTGAAGAGAGAGCGGGCCGCCGATGGGCCTGCCGCTCCCGTTGATGGGTTCGGAGAGACGAGCCTCGCCGAACTTGCGGAGTTGGTCGCCTACATCCCGCCGGATTGCCCCTACGCCGATTGGTTGATGGTCGGCATGGGTTTGCACGATCGCTGCAACGGCGCGCCCGATGGCCTTTCCCTCTGGGACGCCTGGAGTTGTCCGGGCGTCAAATATCCGGGCAGTCAGGAACTCGAATACAAATGGCGTTCATTTCGCGGCACCGGCACCCGCTTCAACAGCGTGGTGAAACTCGCAAGCGAGTACGGCGCCGATCCAGTCGAGATCTCGCGCCGTTACCGGGCGCTGGACGGATTTGACGACTTCGACGCCAGTACAATGCAGGTCGGGACGTGTGCGGTGCGCGCCGAGCCGGCCGCTAACCCGCCGCCGGCCAATGTTCGACTGCTGACGTGGGAGGAATACAAGGCCGACCAGGCGGTGCCGCGCGACTATATCGTCGACGGTTATGTGAGGACGGGGACGCTCATCAGCGCGAATAGCCGGCCCGGCCTGGGCAAGACCGCGCTTCTCGTCGACATCAGCCGCTGCCTGTCTCTCGGAGAACCCTGGATGGGCCGGGAGACCAAGCCCTGCAGCATCGTCTACATCGCGTCGGAGGACGCCGACGATGTTGCCAACCGCCTTGAGGCAGTTGGTGCAGACGATGTGACCATCCTGGTGTCCGAGGATCCCTTCATCCTCACCAAGCCTGTGGAAGCGAGCACACTGCTCCGGAAGGCCATCAGCTTGGCGCGGGAGAAGGCTCCCGACCGGCCGGTGATGGTGGTCGTGGACACCCTGCGCGCGGCCCTCGGCGGGGAGAGCGTCATTGATGACCGGGTGACGTCTCCTGGCATCAACGCGATGCGCATGGTCGCTGAGGACGAAGGTATCGTCATCGCGATCGCAAACCATACGAACCGAAGCGATCCGAAGGAGACGAAGGGCGAAACCCTGGAGACCGCTGTCGTCCTCGAGTTCATCCTCGTCGAGGGCGGCGGCGGCGTCGAGTTGTGGGTTGGCAAGAACCGGAACGGGCCCGGCCGCAGGCAAATCGGCATTGTGACGATGAAGACCGTTGACGTGGGTCCCATGTCGGCCGCCGTCATCGAGAACATTCTGCCATTCGACCCGCACCATGGTGACGGTCGCCCACGTCGCGGCCGGCCATCGGGCTCCGCGAAGCATCTCGTGCGAGCAATTGTGGAAGCTCTGGCAGACCATGGCGAAGCGAAAAGGGTTTTCGACGAGAGCAACGCGCCCCTAGTGCGGATGGTCGATATCGAGCATGTGAAGCCCGTCTTCTCTCGAATCTACCCTGTCACCGAGGGCGCGGCGGACAAGCGAGCCGACGCGGTTCGCAAGGCGCTCGACCGCGCTGTGAAGACGGCGACCGACCGCGGCTTTGCTCACACTGGCAACTGGAGCGACCGTTCGTGGTGGTGGCTTCCCGAAACCGAGTTTCATGATGATGACGACTTTGGCGCATAGGAGCGGACGGAAATCAATTTCGTCCGGACGCGTCCGTTTCATCCAAGGGGGCATAGCGCCGTCCCGACTGAGGGGGGAGCCCATAGCTCCCCCTCAGGGACAAGCCCGGACGGAAAGGACGAAACATAGGGTGGAATTTCGTCCGTCCGGATTTTCGCCCCCCGGTGGAGGGCCCCGCGTTGACGGCGACCGCAAGCGCAGAGCGCCAACGCCGGTGGCGGGCACGGCAGCGAAAAGGCATTAGCGTCATCCCGATCGAGATCACCGACAAGACGGTGGCTCGTATGATCGAGCAAGGCTTCCTCGATTCGGCTTGCTCCGAAGATCGCAAAAGCATAAAGTTGGCCATCGAAGCATATTTTCGTAACGCGTTACTTGTGACGCATCTCTAAAATCCTCATCCTCGCGACAGTCATTTGTTGCGGGGATTTTATTTGCCTTCATCGGCCACCCTTCGCGAGATCATCCGCTTCGAGCGGCGCGCCGAAGTCAATGACGGCTACGGCAACGTCACTGGCGCGTGGGCGTCGTTGCTTGACGGCGTCCCCGCGAGTGTGGCCCCGGCGAAGGGCAGCGAACAGGTTCTGGCGGGTAAGCTCACCGGCCTGACGCCGATCGTCATCGAAGCCCGCTTCGACCCCGCGCTGGCCGAGGGCGCCGACCGCCTCACCACCGCCGACCGTGCCGTGAACACCCGCACCGGCGACGTGTTCGACATCCAGTCCATCGAGGCCGACCCCCGCCGCCGCTGGATCACCATCTACGCCGAAGCCGGGGGCGTGGCCTGATGGTGGCGCGGGCGAAGCTGAAGGGCGCCGAGGCGATGCGGAAGAAGTTCCGCGCGATGCCTCGTGAGCTGCAACAGCAGGTAGACAAGGCCCTCGACACGTCGGCCGACGAGATCGCCCGCACGGCCAGGCACTACGCGCCGCGCGACACCGGCAAGGGCTCCGGCGAAATCGGCTGGCGGAATGGTGAGCACGACCTTCAGCGCGTCGTCTACGCCGCCGACGATGACACGTTCTACATGCGCTTCCAGGAGCACGGCACCGAGGATCAGCCCGCGCAGCCGTTCTTCTGGCCCGCCTATCGCCTCCACAAGAAGCGCGTGGGCCGCCGCATCCGATCCGCCATCGGCAAGGTGCTGCGGAAGGACGCCGGCCTATGAGCCTGGAGCTGGCCCTTCGCGGTGCCATCTACCGCGCCCTCGCCGCCGACGACGACGTGGCCGCGTTCGTGGGGGCGCGCATCTTCGACCTCGTGCCGGATAGCGCCGCCCGCCCCACGTTGAGCTTGGCGAAGTTCAGGTTCTCGACGGTGACGTGGGCTGCGGCCAGTGGCTCGAAACCTTCATCGACGTGCATGTGTGGTCCGAGACCGTGGGCATGCCGCAGGCCATGCGGATCATGGCCGCCGTCCGCTCCGCCCTCCACAGCGCCGACCTCGACTTCGACAGCGAAGGCGATCCGGTGGGCGCCGTCCAATCCTTCCAGCACCAGAGCAGCCGAGTCATGCGGGGGCGCGACCCCAAAGTGACGCACGGCATCATCACCTTTCGCGCGTTTCTCTCAGGGGAATATTGATGGCCTACCAGGATACCATCGAATTTTCGAAGTACCTTGTGCAGCTCGGCGACGGCGCCGAGACCGAGGTGTTCAGCAAGCCGTGCGGCCTGAAGGCCCGAACCTTCAGCCTCGAAAACACGCCGTCCGAAGTCGCCCTTCTCGACTGCGACGACGAGTCGTTGCCGATGACGATCCGGCGCACCACCGTGTCGCGGTCGGGCACCGTCAGCGGCGAAGGTGCCATGGAGCCGGGTGAGCTGGCGACGTGGCGCACGTGGTCCATGACCGGCGCGGCGAAGAACGTCCGCATCCTCGTCGACCTCCCCGCCGCCGATGGTGGCGGCTACTACCAGGGGCCGTTCCTGCTGACGCGATTTGAGAACGTGTCCTCGAAGGAAGAAGGCGTCGTCACCTTCACCGTCGAGATGGTCACGGCCGGCGCCTATACCTGGACGGACGCCGCCTCGTGACGAACGTTCAGGATGCCATCGAGTTTTCGCGCTACGCCGTCCTTCTCAGCGAAGACGACGGCCTGACGTTCAGCCGTCCGGCTGGGCTGAAGTCGCGTTCGATGCGCATCCAGAACGCATTCTTCGACAGCCAGAGCATCGGCGAAACCAACCCCACGCGCCTGCCGTCGTCGCAGACCATGACGATTGCCGGCGAAGGCGTCGTCGTCCCGACCCAACTCGGCACGTGGCGCACCTGGGCCATGACCCTCAGCGAGAAGCACGCACGCATCATGATCGACTTACCAGCCGCCGATGGAGGCGGACACTATGAAGGGCGCTTCGTTGTCACCGAGTTCGACAACGTGAGCACCAAGGAAGAGGGCTTCGTCACCTTCAGCGTCGAGCTTGTCTCGTCGGGTGTCGTTCAGTGGACGGACGCCGCCGCATGACCGAACGCACCTGGGACGCCAGCATTGACGGCATCGAGTGGGGTGGCGAGACGCGCCGCTTTCGCTTAGGCATTGGCGAGCTTCGCCGCGTCGAGACCGTCGCCGGCCGTGGCATCTTCGAGGTGATGCAGCGCCTTGCGCAGCGGTCCGCCACGCTCGACGAGGTGCGCGCCATCTTCAAGTACGGCTTGGAAGGCGCCGGCATCGAGGCCAACACCGCCGAACGCGAGGTGCGCCGCTACTTCGACGACGCGCCCAAGACGCCCGCCTATCCCATCGCCTCGCTGATCCTGATGGCCGCCATCATGCCGCCCGAGGACGCTGCCCCGCAGGGAAAAGCCGAGGGCGACGAGATGACACCGGCAACCGGCTTCCCGTCGCCCTGATGTACCGCACCGCCGCCCGCCTCAACCTGACACCCTTGGACGTGGACGCCATGAGCCTCGCCCAATGGATCGCGCTCGTGTCCGGCCACGCGGGCGACGAGGCCGCCCCGGATGCCTCGTGGACGGCCGACGAGTTCAAGGAGCTGCTGGCGCGCCATGGCCGATGAAACCGAACGCCTTCAGGTTCTCGTCGAGTCGCGCGTCAGCGACTTCGAGAAGGGCATGCGCAGTGTCGAGCGCCGCATGGCGAAGATGGAGCGATCCCTTTCCGGCGACCTGGGCAAAGTCGAACAGGCCAGCCGTGACGCGGCGCGCCAGATGGAACGCGACTTCGACCGGGCCACGTCCCGCATCGAGGCGCAGTTTGCGAGCGTCCGCAACGTGGCACGCGGGGCCATGGCTGGGCTGGGCGGCCTTGGCGTCGGTGTGGGCGCCTTCAGCGTCGGTGCTGCGGTATCCGCCATCAACCGTCAGACGGCCGCCATCGCCGACATGAGGGCCGAGGCCGAGCGAGCGGGCCTCGCCTTCGAGGATTTCCAAGAGCTGAAGTTCGCTTTCGAGCGTGAGCGCGTGTCCATTGATGCCCTCACGGACGGCTTCAAGGAGCTTCAGCTTCGCGCCGACGAGTTCATCACCACAGGCAAAGGCTCGGGCGAAGAGGCGTTCCGCCGCCTGGGCTATGGCGCCGACGAACTGGCCCGAAAGCTGGAAGATCCGAAGGAGCTGTTCTTCGACATTCTTCAGCGCCTTCAGCAGTTCGACAAGGCCGCGCAAATCCGCATCGCCGACGAGATCTTCGGCGGCACCGGCGGCGAGCAGTTCGTTCAGCTTCTCGACGCGGGTGAAGGCAAACTGCGCGAATCCATCGCACGAGCGCATGAACTCGGCTCCGTCCTCTCCGACGAGGTAGGCGAGCGGGCGCAGGACGTGAACAACGCCTTCAACGACCTGTCGGCGATCATCGACGGGAAGGTGAACACCGCCCTCACCAACACCTCATATTGGGTGCTGGAGATCGGCCGCGCCATCGGCACATGGCAGACGGCGCTTGAGCGGTTCCTGTCCCGGCTGGGCAACTCGTCCGAGCTAGGCCGCTTCAATCAGTGGATGATCCGCAACGGCTTCGCCGACACGTCCGGCCTGACGATGCTGGACCCCGGCCTCAAGGCCGCAGCAACCGACGCCGCGAACAAGCGCGTTGCCGACCTCACCGACGAGCTTGAGGCCGCCCGCGCCAAAGTCGGCGACATGGCGACCATGGACGATGCTCTTGGCCTAGCCGCTGCACACGAGAACGTCAGGCGCATCAACGACGAGTTGGAGCGCGCGCGAAAGACGCTCGACGACCTCACCGCGCCGACTACGATCACGGTGAACGGCGGGACCCCTGCCGCCGCCCCGACCGCCGCCCCCGCCTCGTCGGCCATCACCGGCACCATGGGCGCGCACGGGCAACGCCTGGTGTCGATCCGATCCGCGTCGGGCCTGACCGCGACGGTGAACGCCGAGCACGCCGCGAAATTCCAAGGGCTGATCGACGACCTGGAGGCGCAGGGCTATGCGATCCGGTCCCTGGGCGGGTACAACAACCGGACCATCGCCGGCACCAACAAGCTGTCGAACCACGCCTTCGGCAACGCCATCGACATCAACCCGGCCGAAAACCCGATGGGGCCGAACCTCATCACCGACATGCCCGTGAACATCGCCGAACTGGCGCGGAAACATGGTCTGTCCTGGGGCGGCAACTGGCAGTCCAAGAAGGACGCCATGCACTTCGAGGCGCCGGGTGGTGGGTCCGACTCCCACACGCCGACCAGCCGTGGCACCGACAAGCAGGTGACCGACCGCGATCGCCAGGCCGAAGCCATTCGCCGCGTGAACGAGCAGTTGGCGCAGGAGATCGAGTTGGAGGCGCAGCGGGCCGAAATGCTCGCCAACGGCTTCACCGTCGAGCAGGTGAACGCCGCGCTCGACAAGGAAGCTCTGCTTCGCGATCAGATCAATCAGTTGAAATCGGCCGGTGTCCAGGTCGATACGCAGATGGAGGAAAGCCTTCGTCGGCAGGTCGAAACGCTGTGGCAGCACCGCGAGGCGGCCGAGGCTGCGGCGACGGCACAGGACGGCCTGGCGCAAGCGCAGCAGGATGCGGCTAGCACGGCGCAGGCGATCGGGCAGCCCATCCTCGACACGCTCATGTCGATCGGCGACGGGGCGGAGGACGCGACCGAGAAGTTCAAGCGCCTGGCGCAGCAGATGGCACAGATGGTGTTGCAGGCCGCTCTGTTCGGCGGCGGGCCGCTGGGGCAGTTCTTCGGCGGCGGCATCTTCTCCGGCCTGGGCAAGCGCGCGACGGGTGGTTCCGTGACCGCTGGCCGCCCCTACCTCGTCGGCGAGCGTGGCCCCGAGTTGCACATTCCTGACGGCAACGGCCGCATCCTCGATGCCGCCCGCACCCGCTCGATGCTGAACCAGTCCGTCGCCCCCCGCGCCGCATCCTCGGGCGGTGGCGGTGTCCGATATATCCGACCCGTCGTGCAGGTCCATTTCGACGAGAAGGGCCTTCGCTCGACGATCCGCGAGGAGACGGCCCCGATGGCCGAACGGGCTCGCAGCTACACCGACGCCGCCTTCGACAACCTCGCGAACGCGGTGCCGCAGATGGTCGACAACCGCCAGCGCGAACGCGAGTTGCGCCGCACTCGTCCGAACACCTCCATCCGCATGAGACGCCTGGAGGGCCGCAATGCTTAACCGGCTTCTCCAACGCTTCGAGCGCCGCGCCATGGGCGCCGACCTGTTGCCGCTGTTCGGTGCGCAGCCGACCGCCGCCGGTGTCACGGTGACGGCAGAGACCGCGCTGCGATCACCGACCACCCTCGCCGCCGTGCGCGCCATCTCCGAGACCCTGGGCGCCGTCCCGCTGCACCTCTACGAGCGCGGGGCCAATGGTGAGCGTTCAAGGAGCACTGCCCATCCGGCGGCAGCGATCCTTGCGGGCGACTGGTGCCCCTGGTGCGGCGGCATCGAGACGCGAACGGCCATGCAGATGGACGCCCTTCTTCCCGGTGCAGGTTATGCCCTCGTCGTGCGCATCGGTGGCCGCGTTGTGGAGCTGCACCGGATCGACCCGCGCCACGTCACCGTCGACCTCGACGGGTCCGAACCGCGCTTCAAGGTGCGAGAGGACGGCATCGAACGCACCGTCGACTGGCGGGACATTCTGCGCATCGCCACGCCCGGATCGACGCTCGACCGGCCGGTGAACCTCACCAACCTCGCCCGCGAAGCCATCGCCCTCGATATCCTCATGGCCGACCATCAGGCCCGTCTGTTCAGCAGCGGCGCCCGTCCGTCCGGCATCCTCAAGTATGACCGCGCCATCAATCCCGAACAGGTGGCGCGAATCCGCGAGGGCTTCTCGACCATCTACGGCGGCAACAACAGTGGGCGCACGGCGATCCTCGAAAAGGGCATCGAGTTCGACGCACTTCAGTTCTCGTCGGTCGACAGTCAGTTCCTGGAGCTGCGCCGCCTCGTCACTCAGGAGATCGCCCGCGCCTTCAAGGTGCCCGGCACGCTGATCGGCGACCTTGAGCGAGCGACCTGGCGGAACGTCGAGGAGCTGAACCGGCAGTTCGTCACCATGACGCTCTTGCCCTGGGCCGAGGTGTGGCAGGGCGCGCTTGAACGCCTCCTTCTGGCATCCGACGAGCGGGCCGCCTTCTTCGTCGAAGCGAAGTTCGACGACCTCCTTAGAGGCGATCTTGCCGGCCGATTTGCCGCCTACCGCGAGGCCAGTGGCGGCGCCTGGCTCACCCCCAACGAAGTCCGCGCCCTTGAGAACCGCCCGCCCATCGAAGGGGGCGACGAACTCATCCGCCAAGCCGGCCAGGAAGAGGCCACAGCGCCGATGGAGGGCGCCGACGATGAACGATGACGGCACCTTCACCGGCTATGCGAGCGTGTTCGGCGAGGCCGACAGCTACGGCGATACGATCCGCCCCGGCGCCTTCCGCCGCGCCATCGAGACCCGCAGCAGCGGCCCGCCCATGCTGTGGAGCCACGACCCGTCCCAGCCGATCGGCACATGGACCGACATGGCCGAGGACACGCGCGGGCTGAAGGTCACGGGCCGCCTCATCACAGAGACGGCACGCGGGGCCGAAGCCTATGCCCTCATCAAGGCGGGTGCGGTCAACGGCCTCTCCATCGGCTTCCGCGCCCGCAAGTCCGAGCGTGGCGCCAACGGCCGCCGCGTTCTGACCGACGTGGACCTCATCGAAATCTCGCTTGTCACCCTTCCGGCCGCGTCCAACGCGCGGGTGACGAGTGTTCGCCATCGGCAGCCGGCCGACCTCGCGGCCTTCGTTGAAGCGGCCCGCCGCACCGCCCTTGCGCTGAAAGGATGAACATGGAAGCGCCCGAAATCCGCGCGGCCGAGCCCGTGGAACACGACTCCTTCACCCCCGCCATCGAGGCCGTTGCCGAGCTGCGCAGCGCCGTCGACGAGCGGCTGACCACCGAGCTTCGCGGCATTACCGACCGGCTCGACGCCATCGACCGTCGCACCCAGCGGCCGGGCAACCGTTCCGAAAACCTGCCCGACAGTCAGGTTATCGAGCGCCGCGCCTTCACCGGCTTCCTTCGCCATGGCCGTGAAGCCCTGGCGGCCGACGAGGTGCGCTCGCTTCGTGTCGCAGACGACACCGCGGGCGGCTACCTGGCCCCGGCGCAGTTCGTGGCCGAGGTGATCAAGGGAATCGTCGAGGTGTCCCCGGTCCGCCAGGCCGTGCGCGTCGGCTCCACCGCCTCCGGTTCTGTTATCCTACCCAAGCGCACCGGCCGCCCGACCGCGCGATGGGTGGGCGAAACCGAGGCCCGCACCGAAACGGAATCCAGCTACGGCCAGGTGGAGATCGCGGTTCACGAGTCCGCCGCCTACGTCGACGTGTCGCTTCAGCTTCTCGAAGATGCGGCCATCAACGTCGAGGCCGAGGTGGCGAGCGACCTGGCCGAAGAGTTCGGCCGCCTCGAAGGGGCCGCCCTCGTCAACGGCGACGGCTTCAAGAAGCCCATGGGCATCATGACCGATGCCGCCGTGGCCTCGACCCCCACCGGCAACGCCTCGACCCTGGGCACCAGCCCCGCCGACCTCCTCATCACCTTCCTCTATTCGATGCCCGCCGTTTACCGGAACAGCGGTGCGTGGATGATGAACGGCTCGACGCTGGCCACCCTGCGCAAGCTGAAGGACGGACAGGGCAACTACCTGTGGCAGCCGTCCTACCAGTCCGGCCAGCCCGAAACGATCCTTGGCCGCCCCGTCGTCGAGGCCCCGGATATGGACGATATCGGCAGCGCCGCCGAACCGATTATCTTCGGCGACTTCGCGCGGGCCTATCGCATCTATGACCGCCTGGCCCTCAGCGTCATGCGCGACCCCTACACCATGGCCACGTCCGGCCTGGTCCGCTTCCACGCCCGTCGCCGCATGGGCGGTGGCGTCGTCCTCTCCGAAGCGATCCGCAAGATCGTCTGCGCCACCTCGTAAGGAACATCACCCATGCGTGACATCGCGAACTCTTTGGGCATCGTGCAGGCCGTTGCGCCTGCCGTCCTGTCCGCCACCAACACCTCGGCCGCCATCGACCTGCTGGGGTTCGGTTCGGCCGCCATGGTGCTGAACACCGGCGCCATCGTCTCGTCCGGCGACTTCACGGCGAAGCTTCAGGAGAGCGACACGACCACCAGCGGCGACTTTGCCGACGTGGCCGCCGCCGACCTCGTGGGCACGCTGCCGGCCACCCTCGAAGCGGCCAGCACCTACAAACAGAGCTACATCGGCAACAAGCGGTACATCCGCACCGTCCTGACCAAGAACGGCGGAACCTCGCTGGCTGCCGGCGCCATCATCGTGAAGGGCAACGCCTCCGAGCGCCCCGTCACCTAACCCGATCGCCTTGCGGGGGCCTCCTTTGCGGCCGATGCGGCCCGGCCAATAACGACAAGTCCCGATCCCTGCCCCGCAAGGCGGTTGCCAGCTGCACAGGGTCAATCGGGACACGGCCGCACCCCTTTTCGATGGAGACGCACACATGACGCTTGGCCTGATCACCCCGCCGACTGCCTTGCCCGTCACCGTGGCCGAGGCGAAGGCCCATATGCGCGTCGTCTATGACCATGAAGACGATTATATCGCCGACCTCATCAGGGCCGCCACGGCACGCCTCAACGGCCCCTATGGCCTCTTGGGCCGCTGCATCCTGACACAGACCTGGCGCGTCACCCTGCTCGTCCTGGGCTCCACCATCACCCTACCGCTCGGCCCTCATCAGAGCGTCGACAGCATCGTCTATCTCGAC